CATTAAGTCAGGAGCAGGGGTTAAACAAAATCGCAGAAATTCGGGCGAAATTTGGACTGGGGAGAGGGCGGTCATGAAAAAGAACTCTGGCAAACAAGCCGTTATTAACTTCATCGGCCAGCATCCTGGCTGCAGCTTTCAGGATATCCGCCGCGGTACCGGTCTTGACTCTTCAGTGGTCAATTCCTCCCTGTGGCAGTTGAATAAAGACGGACAGGTTAAGCGAGAAGGTGAGTGCAGGAGCTACCGCTACACCCTGATTGACACAACAGCCGTAACCGACAGCGATCCATCTGTTCAGTATCGCCAGCGTCCCGGCGGCGTAAACCCAATGACCAACCTTTTTAACCAGTGCCTGGCGGGAGTAAGAAAATGAACATCGAAACAGTAAACGAGCTCATTCAGAGAGCAGAAGTTCCTGAAGCTGGCGAAAGCTTACCAGGAGCTGGCTGCGGAGAATGTGGCGCTGAAGGCTGGCGTAACTTACTTCGCATACTCGCCTGAATACGGTTTTGATTATTTCAAAGACAAGCAGAGCGCTATCGACACAGCGCAGGCTGAGATTGACGCATACCGTGAGGACGCAGACGACGGCTGGAGCGAAGATGTTCAGCGCGTGTCATGGGGTATCGTGATTCAACAGGCTCAAGGCTTCGATGCTCAAGGGCTGCATACCTCCGATAGCCAGCACACCTATCAAACATGCAATTACCGGTTGGTTGACTCGGTAGAAACCCCCGCCACCGATCGCATCGTAGCCGAAGCCGAGGCGCGCGGGGTTGAGAGGGCTATCGCTCACCTGGAGAAGAAGTTCAGCAATATCGGCGTGCAGATCATGAATTTGCAGTGGCTGGCAGACTCGTTGCGCAAGGGAGCATCAGAATGACAAACCGAATCCATAACTTCGGCTGGAACCGCCTGAAACTGGCAACGCTCACTTATGAGCAACTGGCTCAACTGGAAGAGCAAGTGAAGGCCGAACATGACTGCAAAAACGGCATTCACCTCTTCGACAAAGCCGGTCAGCGCAAGTTCGACGCCCTTAGCTGGGCCATATACAACAAGCAGAAGGCGGAGCGTGCCGCATGAGCAACCAGTTAAAGCCTTGTCCATTCTGCGGTAGCAACGACGTCGAAGCATTCACACAGGATGAAGATGATTGCCCGCATCGTTCTGCGATTGTTCGATGCCACTCATGCGATGCACAGTCCGCGCAGATGGTTGGCAACTCAAAAATTGAAATGGCGATTCGTGCCTGGATAAGCGCGTGGAGGCCAAGCATGACTGATTTCGCCGAACTGGCGCAGCGGCTGCTAGTAGAGAAAGCGAGCAGGGAAGACGCGGTCTGCCGAATGTGAATAAGCCCTAACTCATATCAAGTCAACTTAAGTTACAACTCCTTGTCAACTATGGGTATAATCGAAAAACCAACATAATTCAAGTTAGTATTATATGAACAAAAACGACCTTGAATCCTTATCTGCTATTAGGTTTAATGAGGCTAAGTGCTTGCTAGATAATGGTTTTTACCATGGCGCGTACTATCTTTGCGGTTATTCTGTAGAGTGCGCACTGAAAGCATGTATTGCTAAGACTTTTCAGCAGCATGAGTTTCCAAATAAGAAAATAGTTATGGATTCTTATACCCATGATTTATCTCAGCTTCTCAAAATTGCTAACTTACATCAGACGCTTCAAAACGACTTGAGGAGCGACTCTTCGCTTGAGATCAACTGGACGGTCGTGAAAGACTGGAGTGAACAGTTTCGTTACGAGAATAACATAAGCCAAGCAATGGCCGAGCAACTGCGTGATGCGGTAGGTGACCAAAATTCTGGAGTATTAAAATGGGTAAAAGCGCACTGGTAGTCGGCAGAGAGTTGACAAAAGATATGGAGTTTTCTGGTCAATTTTTATTAAAAAAACTGAAAGCAGAGAAATTAACAGTTGATGCCGCCTTGTGGTTTTTTTATCCCGAAATATCTTGGCGATACATGTTAGTTGTCAAAGAGCTTCCTGAATTGGGGCCAGCATATGTTTATAAGAAAATCAGTGACATCAACAAAAATAGTATTTCAAAAAAATATAAGCCTATCCCGTTAGAAGCGATTGAGGCCAAGGGTGATACCGCTTATGTTTACAAGATGCTTAAAGGCTTTGCTCGAATTAGTGATGGTAGAGTTCGTGTTACTAACTCTATGGTGAATGGACTTGAAATCGTTGATTGCCTAATCTATGAGTTGAAATAATTAATTTTTATAAAATATGCTTTGATATCATACAATAAACCAGCCATAATGTCCAAGTCAGCCTGAGCAACTGACACGATTATCCGGCGCCAAGTGGGGACACATGGCGCACAAAACCTTACAGCAATCCCTGTCACCGATGGCGAAAGCCACCGGCGATTTTCTGCATTCAGCGTTTAGCCTCTGCGGAGGTGAAGCGTGAACATTCCTCAATGCGGCATCAAGCTGCACAGCGGCAACTTCAGCGCTATAGGCAAGATTCTTCAGGAGCAGCTCTCTGACGGGAAATGCCTGCGCCTGCAGGTCAAAGAGTGGCGCGAAAAGCGCAGCCTGAGCCAGAACGCACTTAGTCACATGTGGTACGCGGAAATCAGCGAATACCTGATTAGCTCCGGACGTACCGACGCAACTCCTGAGTGGGTTAAGCGCAATCTCAAAAAAACCTATCTCGGCTGTGAAGAGGTGACATACACCGACTTCATCACCGGTGAGAAAACTACAACGTGGGAACCCCGGCATACCTCCGATCTTGATACCGGCGAAATGCACATCTTCCTGACCAAAGTAGAGGCCTGGTGCGCTCAGTTTGGTCTGGCTCTCACCATTCCACACGGTTGCGAATATCAGCAACTGCAGCAAAAGCAGGAGGCCTGATGAGCAGCCTTCTCGCCAAAGTAATGGAGCGCGGCATCTTCCGTGTGCCTACGCGCCGCAAGCGCAAGGTCGAAGTTAAGCCTTCCGATATCCCCCACCTTTCACTATACGGCTCACCTGGCAGATGTCCGCTGGCTGCGCCGCGCTGCCCGGAGGAAAAGCCATGGCTGATTTACGCAAAGCAGCTCGCGGTCGCGAATGTCAGGTTCGCATCCCGGGCGTCTGCAACGGCAACCCTGAAACCACGGTATTGGCCCATATCCGCATTGCTGGATTGTGCGGGACGGGGATTAAGCCGCCTGATCTTATCGCCGCTATCGCCTGTTCATCCTGTCACGATGAAATAGACCGCCGCACGCGCCTGGTAGATGCGGAGTATGCGAAAGAGTGCGCTCTGGAGGGAATGGCCCGAACGCAGGTTATCTGGATGAAAGAGGGGCTGATAAAAGCATGAACCAATATCGCATTTCATTACCCTGGCCACCAAGCAACAACCGTTACTACCGGCACAACCGGGGGCGCACACACATTAGCGCGGAAGGGCAGGCATACCGCGACAGCGTCGCCAGAATCATCAAAGACTCGATGCTTGATATCGGCCTGGCCACACCACTGAAAATCCGTATTGAGTGCCACATGCCGGATCGCCGGCGCCGCGACTTGGACAACCTGCAAAAGGCTGCATTCGATGCTCTGACGAAGTCAGGTTTCTGGCTCGATGACCAGCAGGTTGATTATTACAGCGTGAAGAGAATGCCTGTCGTCAAAGGTGGGCGGCTTGAGCTGACCATTACCGAAATGGAGGCCGCATGAGCCGTGACGTTATCGAACGCATCCGCGACCGCTGGCAAAAGCTCCGTCTCTGCCGGCACCGCGGCACCGTACTGGTTGACTATTTAATTTTGCGCAGTTTCATCGCAAGTCTCTCAAGGGGGAGTTATGAGTAAATCAGAAAAATCAATAACCCAAGAGCTGTTAAGGACTCTCCTTGAATACGACCCGCAGACCGGCATTTTTAGATGGAAAATAAAGGCCTCATCTAGTGCGCACCCTGGCGATATTGCAGGATGCATTGATGGTCAGGGATACAGAGTTATTCGTATCTATGGAAAGAACAGAAAGGCCCACAGGCTTGCCTGGCTATATGTGTACGGGGATGAGCCTGAGGTTATAGATCACATTGACAGGAATCGTTCGAATAATGCCATTGAAAATTTAAGAGCCGTTACATTTTCTCAAAACTCGGCAAATAGAGCAGCTAAAAGCAAAAATAAGTCTGGATTTACCGGGGTGTACTGGAATGAGTTAGGGAAGAAATGGCAGGCGAGCATAGTGGCCAAGGGGAGAACACATTACGTTGGTCTTTTTGCTACTGCACAAGAAGCGGCGAAAGCCAGGACTGAGTATGCCAGACAGTTATATGCAAATTTCTATATTCCTTCATTTCACGACCAAGAGGCTGCCAAATGAACACCCAATACCTCCAGTATGTTCGCCAGCAGCTGATAGTGGCCACTGCCGATCTGAGCGGCGCGACGAAAGGGCAACTGGTAGCCTTTGCAGAAAATGCACAATTCACCGCTACGGCGCGCAGCCGGGGAAGGAAGAAGGTATATAGCGAGGTAAAGCAAAAAATGGTTAACCCGGATGGCCCGCCGATGAGTGGCAGCCAGTCCCGCGCTAAGGGGTCATCAATTGCTCTCGTTCTGCCCGTTGAGTATTCTACGGCCAGCTGGCGCCGGGCTCTGCTGTCGCTGGAAGAGCATCAGAAAGCCTGGTTGCTGTGGAACTACAGCGACAATATCCGCTGGGAGCACCAGGAGACGATCACCCGCTGGGCATGGGAGCAATTCAGCGACAAGCTGGCCGGTGTGCGCATTGCAAAGAAAACAATCGATCGCCTTCGTCAACTTATCTGGCTGGCGGCGCAGGACGTCAAAGCCGAACTGGCAGGGCGGGAGACATATAAATACCAAAAGCTTGCCGCCCTGGTCGGGGTGACCCCGAAGAACTGGTCAGAAACGTTTACAGAGCGGTGGGAGGAGATGAAAACCACCTTGCGGCGCCTTGATAGCGATTCTCTTTTGCAGGTCACGCGATCACGTTCACAACAAAAGGCGACAAATTTTGACTCAAGTCTTGCAAAACTGGATTAAATGCGTCATATTTGAGTCTACTTTGATATGCTGCCTTAACTTTAAGTGGCGGCATGAAGATGATAGTCACATACCAGTTTGTAAAATTAGCCTCGGCATCCCGCCGGGGCTTTTTTATGCCTTCGATCCGGTCAGGGCTCTTGGGTAGAGACGTGCTGCACGACACGTCGACACCCGCCGCGCAAGAGCCATGAACCAGATTGCAAATATTTATGCTTCGATCCAGTCGCCATCTTCGTTTTTAACGACCTCGACAAGGGTGTCGAACTGGCGTTTGCATTCTGCCGGGTCCTCGTCCCAGGTTGGCATTTCTGCCAGCCAGTTTTCCTCCGTGTCGACTGATCCGGTAAAGGGGTTCATCAGGAATTTTTCTGGAGTCATTTTGATGGCCTCATTAATTTCGGTTATGCGGGAATGAAGCACACGCTGCACATCCGCACCTATGGTTGATGGCAGTGCATACTTGCCTGTGACCCAGTGCCGGACTGTTCGGTCACTGACGGAAAGTCTTTCCGCCATCTCGGTGACGAAGTGATTCCCGAACGCAGCCTTTCCAGCGGCGATAAAAGCTTCGATATTCATATTACGCCTTTGCGAGATTCCAGGTTGATTTCAGGGCGGCAGCAAAGAATTCACAAGCTTTACGACCCGCATTTTTCGGAAGAGATGCGAGGCTTTTTGCTTCTGCCCATGCTGCGCGCATGATTGCCGCCTTGTCGAATTTGCCGTTAACGATCAGGGTTGCTTTTGTGGCTGCCTGGTATTTTTTGAAAGAGTTGAGGATGCGCATTTGGAATCACCTTTGTGATATTGGCTGGGGCTTATCCCCTTGCCTATGTAAATAATGTACAGCTTCCGATTATCGGAAGCAAGGTGATTTAAGTGAGTTATATCGCAAATGCGCAATTTGCTGGTTTAGCTCAGCAGGTAGAGCGCCTGCCTTGTAAGCAGGATGTCGGCGGTTCGATTCCGTCAACCAGCACCAGACCCAGCCAGGGTACCTTCGGCCCTAGAGCCGCATTGCTATTACCCTCATGCTTATTGCCCGCCTTTTTGCGGGCTTTTTTATTATCAGGTCCCGCGGGAATCATCATCGACATGCTTCGTTGTTAAATCCAGCCCGACGGGCCTGACCCTTTCAAACACACACAGCACCCGCTAACAACGCGAGGTGAGAGTATGTATCGCATGGAAAAGATAACCACTGGTGCTGCCTATGGCGCTTCAGCCGGGAGCATCCTTAACGGCATGCTAAATGCCTATAGCCCCGAGCAGTGGAATGCCATCGGCGTACTGGTGGGCATTGTCATCGCCGTACTTACGTATCTGACGAATTTGTATTTCAAGATTCGCGAAGACAACCGACGTAGCAGGAGCCGAGATGAACCCGACGCTGAGGAATAAGCTGATTGGTGCGATCGCCGGCGGTTCGGGTGCGATCGCGATTGCTTCTGTCATGCTTGGTAATGCTGACGGCCTGGAAGGAAGGCGTTATTACGCCTACCAGGATGTTGTCGGCGTCTGGACTGTTTGTGATGGCCACACTGGCGCCGATATTCGCCGCGGCCACCGTTACACCGATAGGGAATGCGACAACCTGCTGAAGGCAGATCTGCGGAAGGTGGCAAGCGCCATTGACCCGCTCATCAAAGTCCGCATTCCTGATCCTACCCGCGCCGCGCTTTACTCATTCACCTACAACGTTGGTTCAGGTGCTTTCGCCAGTTCCACGATGTTGAAGAAATTGAATGCTGGAGACGTGCCGGGCGCATGCAAGGAACTGCAGCGCTGGACGTATGCCGGTGGCAAGCAGTGGAAGGGGCTGATCACCAGGCGCGAGATTGAGCGTGAAGTCTGCGAGTGGGGCCAGAAATGAGCCGATTAACTGCCATTATCAGAGCAGTGATTATTCTGCTGCTTTGCTGTGTTTTCTCATGGCGTTCTGGCTGGAATTCTCACGCTGATCATATCAACGCCCTCGCGGCGAAGAAGAAAGAGAAAGCCGAAAAGACTATCCAGCCAGTAGAGCAAAAGGCCGCTGCCGCTACAGAAGATGGCAAGGTCATCTACCGAACCATAACCCGCGACGTGGTGAAATATGTCCAGTCTCCGAATCGTACTGTGTGCCGGTTTGACGATGATGCTGTGCAGCTGCGCCAGCGAGCTATCGACGCTGCCAACGCCATCCCCGGATTTGATGAGCCCTCCGTGCAAAGCAAGTGACGCAGGGAAGGATACCGACGAAGACCTGCAATCGGACGTCGAAACCGCTCAATGTCTGCGACAACTGCGGTTGGATAAGTACCGCTGGCAGGCCTACTACCGTGCAATCAGCCAGTAGCAGGAATACATCACCACGCAGTGCCTGAAGTAAGGCATTACAGAGCCACTTCCAGAGATGGCTTGATTATGCCTTTGCATGTAGTAGAGTAGCTATGTCGAAACGCTTTGCGTCTCTCAGCGGTTGCCTCCTGAGACTGATGATGACAGGCATGTTAGGAATGCAATACGGCTTAACCTCGTTTTTGTTCTCTTTCATGATCGCGGAATCAATTAGTTTGTTCGCAGAAATCATCTGCAAGGAGGGTACATTTATGGGAAATAAATCTCGTGAGAAATTGACTCAAATGTATAGTGTTAAAGGTACTGTTTCATCAGGACTGGAGGCATGCCGCATTTACAGGATAACCTGCTGATGATCTCGTGAAACTCGAGTGAAAAATGGATGAGAACTAAGCCACCTAAGGGTGGCTTTTTTAATTGCTTGGTATACTGCAGACACACCGAACCCGGGAATTATGGTTCCGTTTACGTAACAGGATAGTCTGGTGCTAAACGCTAAGCTTTACTCGTGTTGGGGCAGTGCAATCTGGATAAGGCGGGGATTAGAAGGATAGAGGATAGCCGGTCAGATAATAGTGAGCCAGGCTCAATGTGAATCGCTGAAAAAACCCAGAAAACAATAGTTTAATAAGAAAGAGTTTGATTAGTGGTTTGTGCATGAAGCCTCCTTTGAGAAAGAGAAGAGGACGATTCCTCTTCTATACTCGCCACTAATACCTGTCACGATGAGTCTTTGCCCGAACCAGCCTTCTTTCCCCTCTTATCCTCGCCACTAATTATGACAGGCTGTCTAACGTGTTGGACAACGTCGAGCAATCCAGAGGAATGTTCTGCATGGCTGAAACTGAAGATCGCCGACCACTCCCTCCCGTCAACTTCACTAGCGAAAACTGGCTGCCGTATACCCGGCTGATCCCTGCTACCGAAATCGGCGAATGGGTAAATCAGAACATCCTCTCCACAGAGGGCCGAATCCATAACCCTGACCACGAACACCTCGTTAGCGCTCTGGCTGACGCTGACATTACTTTCATGTGGGCCTCTGGCTCATTCGCCAAAAGCG